TGCTTCAAATCACCCCAAAACTGCAAATGCGAATCGACAGTACATTCAGGGAACGCTTGTGAGCTTCCAAAAAGCTATTGATTCTGGCAAGGTGACATACGGCGGACTAAAAACAGCTACGCTGTTCGCCGTTACACATGAAGAACCGAACTTCAGTTGGTCGAGTGTGTTCATGAGCCCGCGCTATTTGCTCAAGAAAAACAAGCAGGGCCAGATGTATTACCACGTTTTTCTGAGCCTGGCAGAACAGAACGGAGAGGAGTCTACACCGGAATACTTGCAAGATGCTTGACAAAGAACTTCCTAAGGCTAAGGAGTCGGAAAATTCATTGCTTGGCGAGGCAATTATGGATGCCGGCGCGGCTTTGGATTTGGTTGCAAAGACGACCGTAGAAGATTTTTATGGCGAAGAGAGCCAACAACTACGAAGGGCAATAGAGCTTGTTGTGACAGACGGCGGTCAGGTTGATGACCAGAAGCTGTTGGACAAACTCAATGCCATATCAGATGGTGCTTGGACTGCGTTAATGTTGACGAAAAAGATGAATGTCTCGTTAAGGTTCGATCGAGATTATCATATAAAAGAACTGCAAAAAGCTTCGGGTCTTCGGATGTTGATCAAGGCGACAGGAAGGGCTGAAAGAGATGCTTACGAGCGCAATGCAGATGCTGACAAGATAGCCGGCACTCTCATGTCAGAGATAGCAGACGCCAGGAAGTCCAAGGATGAGAAGCCGTTCCGTGAGATGGTGGTGGAGTATGAGCGCCGCCTGTTAAAGAAGCGAGAGCTAAAGCAATCACCCGGGTTAAAGACACCGTTTGCAGAACTGAACAAGCTCACAACCGGCCTCCACCCTGGGGAGTATTACGTAGTAGCTGCCCGTCCATCACTCGGCAAGAGCACCATAGTTCGAAACATGGCAACCTATGTATTGCAGCAGAAAAAAGCGGTATCCTTTGCAACCTTTGAAGACTCGCGCCATACTCTTATCATGCGGATGGCATCGACATTTGCAGGTATTCCCTTGCAGGCTGTTCGAGATCCAAAGACATTGACCGATGGCCAGGTTGAAAAACTCAAGGCAGCCATGAAGGGTATGCAGGATTTGAACCTTATGGTTTACGACGATGCAGACCTTGATTGTGATCAAATACGATGGCGTTTCTATGCCGACCGCTTGAGACTGGGGTCGGTGCTTGGGGTGATCGACTACATTCAATTGATGAACGTACCCCACAAAAGGCGCTCGAACTCGCGCGAGGTTGAGGTCAGTTATATCTCAAAGACAGTCAAGGCAACCGCGAAGCAATGCAACATGCCGCTACTTGCTGTGGCTCAGTTGAGCCGGATGGTAGAGGCGACAAAAGACAAGCTGCCGCGACTGCAGCATCTTCGAGAAAGCGGAAGCATAGAACAAGATTGCGATGGCGCTTTCCTGTTGTTCCGGCCTGGTTATTATTTTACGAGCAAGCCCAAAAAAGACGCAGTGCTCTATGTTGCCAAGCAGCGCAACGGACCCATAGGCAAGGTCAATCTGCATTGTGACTTGGCCAAGGGTGTTTTTATGGATCGTGAAACAGAGTTGCCGTTTTGAAAACGTGGGACTCGAAACGGGTATTGGAAGCCTTAGAGAAAAGCAACAAAGCTTTCAAGGTTTCCATGTTACCCTTGAAACAGGGTAAGCATTATCTGGTGACAGGTGCGGCGTTGGCCTACGATGTCCAGAATGCCGCGTACATTCGCGTTGCAGGTACTTTCTTGCAAGACCGGCTCTATCAGCTTATCATACACGGGGAAGGCTTTCTAATGGCATTTGGTGAAGTCAAGTTCTGTTTCAAGTGTGGCGAGATTGCACAGCACCGACACCACGGCATAGTTACCAGGGCGATGGCGAGAGGTGTGACCAATAGAGAGTTCAACAAAAAGCTGAACGGCGGGTATAATATTTTCCCGCTTTGTGTCAAGCATCATGCAGAGGTCAAGGGTAAGATTGGCCACGTTAACCGGGATGTCGTTTTCAGGTGGACGGTTGAGAAATACGGCTATGGCGCGGCGGTGAAGATCTGGGAAGACTGCACGAATGATTTGGAGCAATACACCAAAGAAAAGTTCGCCCGCGTGGACTACGTGAAGTACAAAGACGTGGAGCAAAAGAAAGATGAATTGGATTTCTGAAAACACCGACCTGTTAATAGCTTTGGCGTTGGGGTTGATAGTCTTATCTGGTGGTAAGGATGGCCTTAGCGAGCGCGGGCGGGTCGATGAAAGCAAACCGGACAGTAAAAGGGTAGGTTGGCAGCCGTGGCACCTGTTCGGCATTCTTGCCCGTGTTTTGGTGCAGTTGATTCTCGCATCTATTTTAGCGTCCAGGTATGACGTGTGGTATCTACAGGCGGCAGTATACCTTGTTCTATGGGCTCATGCCTACTATTCTCACAGGGCTTTGTACAATTATTGTTATGAGAATAGAGAAAAGTTTCTCTGGGGTCAGAAGAAACCGCAATGGTGGCAGTGGTTAGACAATGTGCTTGATTTTTGGAACATTTTCAAACGAGGGTAAACCATGAAGTTCATTAACAATCCATTTTCATTTACCGTTTTGGTCCTGGCGTGTCTGTTTGGTGGTATTCACTTCCTGGCTGGTTGCGCCGATCAGATGGAGGACAAGCTGGATGTCGTGTATTTCGATGAAATTACACCAGTGGGAAGCTCAGACCGGACAACAATTCTACCGGATTCAATGTTCACACGTCTATGGGGTGAGCGTGAAGAGGACGGCAAGACGCGCGGCTATGTGGAGTTTGATTTTGAGGGCGAGTCTGCGGAGATCTGGGCTGTTGTTCGCATCGATACAGTAGGGCATCACCCCGATTTCTATACTCACGACCCAGTCATTTCGATGGTTGAATCTGGGCGAAGGCCAGAAAGGGTCTTGTACAATCGCTGGAAAACTCTATATTTAGGCGTTGTTGTTTTTCCGCAAACGGTGCGGCTGCAGGTTGACCATCTTGAGTCTTATGGACGCAAAGGTGAACCGGGTCACTATGACAAGAACCTTGATTTAAGAGAAATCAAGATAATTCACAGGCGCTGATGGCTAAGAAGTGGACACCGCCGATTTCAGAAGACCAGCTAAGGGACATCTACACAAGTGTTAGAGGCGGCGCGAGTCAAAACAAGGCGGTGCAAGCGGCTGGTGTAGCTTCTGCCACGTTCGAAAGATACCTTGCGAGGGGCAAGAAAGCTCACGCTATGAAAGTGCAGGGCAACGATCCTATAGACGAAAAGGATGTGTTTGCCCTGCATTTGTTTAATGCTGTGACTGAGGCAAAGGCGGGCGGTTCCACGCTTCGCTTGGGTGTGATCAGAAGCGCATACGATAGCGTCAGGGTCAAGAAAGAGACAACAAAGACTAAGAAAAAGATCATTGACCCGCAGACCAAAAAGATTGTTGACTACACCGAAACAACGGAGAAAATAACAGAGCTACCGCCAGACTGGAAGGCTGCAGCGTGGATTGAGGAAAGGATAGACCCAGAGCGCTTTGCTAAAAAGTTGGTGGTGGCGAATACTTCAGGCGAAGGACGCGGCGTAACCTTGGACGACCTACTCAGAATTAGAGATGAAAAGGGCCTGCTTACGAATGGCAATCTCAAAAACGGAAAAAAGTAAGTGGCCTCCTCCCGATTTTTTTTACTCCACAGACGCAAGCGCGGGGCAGATAGCCAGAGAGTTTGAGAACTGCCTTAAGAGCCGCGTCTATTTCGTCAAGCGTTACGTTCATATCTTTGATAAGATCCGTTCTCAATGGGTCCCTTTTGACCTGTGGCCGGACCAGGAAAAGGTTCTATTGGCCCTTGAGAAAAACAAGTACATGGTGATTGCCAAGGCTCGCCAGCTTGGTATAACATGGCTTGTACTTGCATATGATTTGTACGATTTCATTTTCAAACCAATTCATGTTCCGATCTATTTCTCAAAAGGTGACTCAGAAGTTATTGAGCTTTTGGACGAACGCCTGAAGGGGATGTATGAGCGCTTGCCCTATTGGATGCGAGCGGCCTCAATTGAGATCGACAACAAGCACAATTTTAAAATCTCCACGGGCTCACATGCAAAGGGCTTGACGCCTGGCGGTGGTCGATCATTTGCCGGCACGCGCGTTTACATTGACGAAGCAGACCACATAAAAGACCTTTCTAAGCTGTTGACTAATTGCCAGCCTATAGTCGATGACGGCGGGCAATTGGTGATATTCTCGACGGTGGACAAGCGGCGCCCAAAGACGGCGTTTAAAAACATTTTCCGTTCGGCGATAGGTGGGGGAAGTGATTACGGGTATGCGTTTCTCCCTTGGCATTCTCACCCAGATAGAACGAGACAATGGTATGAAGACACCAAAAAGGTATTTATCGAGGCGCACGGCAGCGATGATATGATGCTGCAGGAGTTTCCTGGAACATGGCAGGAAGCTTTCGCGCCAATCACATACAACAAACGCATACCGCCAAAATGGATAGAGCGCTGTTACGATCCAGTTGAACAGATTGATTTAGAGAGTGTGGACGCGCCATACCTCCCAGGCTTGCGTTTGTATGAAATGCCCAAGGAAGGCACCACATACGTTATAGGTTGCGATACTTGCGAAGGCAACCCAACCTCGGACGATTCGGGTTTTGTGGTTGCAGATCAAAACGGCGACCAGGTAGCGGTACTGCAAGGGAAGTTTCAGCCGGAAGTGTTAGCCGCCTCTCTTAGTAAAGTGAGCCGGTTTTATCATGGTGCGCCGGCGATGGTGGAGAGAAACAACCACGGCCACGCGGTTATTATGTGGCTGACAGACAACACGGCCGTATGGGTCTTGGCCTATCCAAAAGACGGTAGGGACGGCTGGCTATCAAACTCAGTGGGAAAGCAGCTTCT